AAAAAATTAGAAAATGTATTAGAAAATTAATAGTGTTACATGAATATGGTCATTTGTATGAATTTTTAAAAGAAGTTATAGAAACTGGTGAAAGTGATATAGTTGATACATTGCATGATTCAACTGATAAAGTTGTTGATAGTGAAGGTAAAGCTAATGCTTATGCTTTGGATAATATGTATAGAAAAGATAGAAGAGAATTATTGAAAAATTCTGGGTTGAAAAAAACAGATTTAGATAATTCTGAAAAAGCAATTAAAGGAGAACATTACATCAGTGATGAATATTTAGCTGGAACAAAAAGACATTCTAAAACACTTGAAAAAACTTTAAAAGGAATAGAGAAAGAGAAAAGTCATTTTAATTATTAAATGATGTTGTCTCTATAAATATTTATTTTCTTTAAAGAAGAGATGTTATATCCAAGAGAAAATAATAATTCTGCTTTTTCATTCTCATCTTCTATCCAACCAGATTTTTTCTGAACTGGTTCTTTTGGCTTTTGTTCTTCTTGGATTGGAGTAGACGTTTCTTCGTTGTTATCTTCTGATTCTTCTGGAGTTTGTTCAGTTTCTGTTGGTTCGGTTGTTGTTTCTTCATCGCTACTTTCTGGGTCTGATGTTTCAGGTTCATCTGTTGTTTGAGATTCTGGCGTAGATGTTTCTTTATTATCACTTTCTGATTCTTCGTTAGAAGTATCATCAACAATAAATATTCTTTCTTCAGGAGTTTTGTCAAAATCAAAATCGTCAAAAGTATGAATTACTTCCTCATTATTTTTATTGAGACAAATAATATTATCATTTTCATCCATTCTTAATGGAGTAACCAATTCACCAGTTAATAAATCTGAAAGTTCGTTATATTTAAACATAATTATATATTTAACTTAAAGTTAATTATATGAAGAAAACACTTAGAAATATAATAGACGAGCAATTGAAACCTGATGAAGCAGGGACATTGGCACAAATAGTAAAAAAATATGCTGATAGAGCAGTTCAAGATAAATCTGCTGATGCTCAGTGGCTTAACAGATTGCAGCAAGAATTGTTGCTGATAAAAAATCAGCAACCAGTTCAACAACAGCAAAATGTTCAGACACAACAAAATCAGCAATAAAAGGAGTTAATATATGACATTAAAAGAAGTTATTGATCTTTCTATGAAAGGAATTGAACCTGATAAGAAAACAACAGACAATAATATTAAAAATTTGGAACAGCTTAAAAATAATTTAAATGATGAAGACAAGCAAAAGCTTGAAGCAGTAGCAGCTGAACTTAAAGCACATAAGCAGGCAAAAAATATAGAACAAGTTCAAGCACAAGCAAAACAACCAGTAAGTGATGAACCAAACAAAAAAGAAACAGCAGAGCTTAATACAAAGCCAGAGACAGCACAGGTTAATTAATATGAAAAAGGTATTATTATACATTTGGCAATTGCCACAAAATATTTTAGGATTAATTATTCTATTGATAAACATAAAATCTGTGAAAAAAGTTGATGATAGAATAAAACCTTATTATGCTGTTAAACATCTTGGAAATTCTGGCATATCTGTTGGCAAAAGAATTATTATGGATTCTGATAAAAGAGTTAGAGATAATGCTTTGCTCCATGAATATGGACATCAAATACAATCAAGAAGATTTGGGCCTTTATATTTAATTATAATTGGAATACCAAGTTTGATTGGAAATATAATTCATAGATTTTACAAATTTAATTATTACAAGCAACCTTGGGAGCATAATGCTTCTGTATTAGGTGGTTCTAATTTGCTTGGTTAATTTTACTTTACAAAAAATAAAATTATAGTATAATAACTTTTATGAATATAGAAGAAAAAATACAAATAGAGGCTAATAAACTTTTATCGGCTTATTATCCTTTTTATTTTAAAAGATATCCACGAAGATTATCACAATTAAAAGAAAAGTTTTTCTCTTATTTTATAAAAATAGCTTCTATGTTTTGTATCAGAGAAGGATATAATTCTGATAAATTTATAGAAGCTTCTTTGATGGATGGATTTAAGTTTCCTCAGCAGTTATGTAATGAGCAAGCTTGGAAAACTTATCTGAATTACTTACCAGGTCTTCACGACAAAAAAGACGAGGAAGTTCTTGTAGTTGAGGGTATAGTGAATGCTGCAATAGTAATAAAAAGAGCAGGAGGTTTTCCTAACTGGCTTAAATCTCCGATCAATCAACGAATGGTAATAGAAGAAAATATGCCATTTGAAGATTTGCTTCCTTCTTTTTCAAAATCGTTTATTGATTTTTGTAACGAGGAATGTGGTGATAATTATGATTTTGAAATAACAAGAAAATATGTCTTATCTTTTAAAAATTCTAATAAAATTTTAAATAAGATAAAAGAAGTATTAAGTGATGATTATTATTTATTTGATGAAGAGTTAGAAGAAGAACTTGAAAAAAATAATTTTGTTTTTTAAAGTTTTAATAAAAAAATGTCGATAATATAAATATATTCAAGGAGGAAAACAAGAATGGTTATTGGACATAATATTAGTGCTATGTTCGCAAACAGAATGGAAGGAATTACAATAAGTAATTTACAGAATTCAGCAGAAAAACTTTCTTCTGGTGAAAAGATTAACAGAGCTGGCAACGACGCTTCTGGTTTGGCAGTTTCTGAAAAAATGCGTTCTCAAATTAGAGGGTTAAACCAGGCATCAAGAAATATAGGAGATGCTATTTCGTTTACGCAAACAACTGAGGGATATCTTGCTGAGACAACAAATGTTCTTCAGAGAATTAGAGAGCTGGCTGTTCAGTCATCAAATGGAATTTTTTCAGATGAAGATAGAATGCAGATACAGGTAGAAGTATCTCAGCTTGTAGCAGAGGTAGATAGAATTGCTTCATCAGCTCAGTTTAATGGATTTAATATGCTAACCGGTAGATTTGCCAAGGATTCTGAACAGGTAATGCAGTTCCAAATTGGAGCAAATATGAATCAGAATATTAGAGCTTATATTGGAACTATGACTGCTCAGGCACTTGGTTTAAAAGGTGCTCAGGGAATGGAAGAAGGCTTGAGTATTGCTACTCCAGACGAGGCGAATATGACGCTTGCCACTGTTGATAATGCTTTGTTAAATGTTAATAAGCAGAGAGCAGATCTTGGAGCATATCAGAATAGAATGGAAATGGCTCAGAAGGGTGTTGATATTGCTGCTGAAAATACTCAGGCAGCAGAATCAAGAATTAGAGATACTGATATGGCTACAGAGATGGTTGATTATGTAAAAAATCAAATTCTTACTCAGAGTTCAACTGCTATGCTTTCACAAGCAAATTCACAGTCACAAAACGTGCTTGCTTTGTTAAAATAAACTCTTCGAAAAGCGGCTTTAAAAAGCCGCTTTTTTAATTGACAATTTTTTTAAAATAATTAAAATAAAGGAATGAAAAAAATAACACAAGATGAATTTGAGAAAAGAGCTAAGATATTGTTTGGCGATAAATATGATGTTTCAAAAACAAAATATATTTCAACAAGAAAAAAAATAACTTATATTTGTAATGATTGTGGTGATAGTATAACGCAATATGCGAACGATTTTTTAAAAGGAAAATTTGGTTCTTGTAGGTGTGAAAAATTTAATATAAAAGATAATGAATTAAAAGATAGAATAAACAGTTTAGAATTTGGAAAAAATTATGAAATAATTCAAAATACAAGAAAAGCAAATACTGTACAATTGAGATGTAAACTTCATAATTATAAATTTAATTTCTATTTAGATAGAAAAAATGAATGTCCAGAGTGTAAAAGACAAAAAGCATATATAGAAAAAGTTGAACAAAAATATAATTTTGGGTATGATTATTCTAAAACAATAATTTCAAAAAATATAGAAGAAATAAATGTTGTATGTAAAAAACATGGAGGTTTTCAAGTAAAACGCAGTTCTTTAATAAAAGGGTGTGGGTGTAAAAAATGCCAAGATGAGCTTAGAGAGAAAAAAATAAAAAAAGATTTTTATACCAAATTTGAAAATAAATATGGAAGTAAATTTCAAGTAGTAGGTGAATATAAAGGCTGTCAAGACTTAATTGAAATAAAATGTTTAAATTGTGGATTTAAAAGTAAAATTACTCCTATTTCTTTGTTTAAAAAGAAATATCATTGTGGTTGTTGTGAATATACAAAATTAATAACAAAAGATATTTTTTTACAAAGAGCAAAAGATATATTTGGTGATAATGTTTATAGTTATGACTTAAAAAATTTAAAAAACTCACATTCAAAAATTTTAGTAAAATGCTTAAAACATAATTATTTTTTTGAGCAAGTTGTTTATTCTCATTTACAAGGTCATGGATGCCCTGTATGTTCAGAGACAATTAGTGAACGAAAAACAAGAGTATTTCTTGAAAAAAGAAATATAAAATATTCTCCTTATATGATTTTTGAAGGATTGGTTGATAAAGATAATTTATCTTATGATTTTTATATTGAGAAATATAATCTATTAATAGAGTGTAATGGAATTCAGCATTATAAATTTACTCCGTATTTTCATAAAACATTGCACGATTTTCATAGACAACTTCATCACGATTGGTTAAAAAGAAAATATGCCAGAGATAATAATATAAAATTATTGACAATTTCATATAAAGAGTTTGATAATATAGAAAATATTTTAAAGGAGGAATTAGATTGATTTGCTGTGTTGATGCATCCAACATATTCTTCATAACATTCTCGGTCTTTGTTAAAGAACAGAAAATGAAAAATGGAGAAGACTATGTAATTAAAGAAGAAGATTTAGGTTTATTTTTTCATATGGTAGTTCGCAAATTTATGGACTATATCGTATCATACAAAGATTGTATTTTTTGCTTCGAAGGTCAGTCGAGCTGTGCCTGGAGAAAGAGTATTTGGCCTCCATATAAAAGTAATCGTAACCACGATGACCCAAATTATAAATGGGTTGGTCCACTTATGGAACAAGTATATGATTTTCTTAGCTTATTTCATACTAAATGCTTGAAGGTTCCATATTGTGAGGGTGACGACTGTATCTACCAGGTTTGTAAATATTATTCAGAGAAAGGTGAAGAAGTAAAAATAATTTCTTCTGATAAAGATTTGTCTCAGATGATGAATTTCTTTGATACAGTTTCTCAATATAACCCTATTAAAAGAGCAAATGTAGAAAAAAATGAAAATATTCTTCTTGAAAAAGCTTTGATAGGAGACTCTTCTGATAACATAAAAGCATTTAAAGGTATAGGCCCAAAAACATTTGAAAAAATGTTGGAAGATAAGCAATTATGGAATAAGAAAATGACACCTGAAAATCAGGAAGTATATGATACTGTAATGCAAATTATTGATTTGCGAAAATTTCCACAGAAATATCAGGATGAAATTGTAAAAGAAATCGAGAAACCTTGGAATGAGTTTGATACTGATTCAATAGAGAAATTTTTACTTGACAATGGATTGAGAAGCTGTTATAATGAATGGACAAATAAATGGTATGCTGATATTCAGGCTCAAAATTTTGAGCAAGAAGACAGCATAGAAGAAATTATGAGTATGATAAATGGGTAGATAATATGGAAGATATGGACGATGTAAGAAGAAATATTGGAACAGTTGCTGATTTTAGTAATTGGGAAGGAATAAAAACAAGCGGAGGGCTTAAATCTATGAAAATGCTTTCAAAAGAAAAAGTAATTGATAATACAGAAATAGACGATAGTGTTTCTGAAACAGAAGAAGTAGATGACGTGAATGAAAAAACAGAAGAAATAAAACAAAAGTTACAACCTAAAAAAAGTGTTGATAAAATTCCAGCAGCAAACGAAGCAGTTATAAATCCAACAGAATTAAAAAGTATTGCTGTAAGACTTTTGCCTTCTGTTGATAAACTTGAAAGTGGTGAAAAATATGCTGAATATTGTGAAAAAGCTATTGACATGGCTTTCACATTCTTGAAAGTTTGGGATTTGAAGGTTAGTATAGGAGGTTAAAATGGGAAGAGCAAGTAGAAAAAGAAAAAGTGATAATGGTTTTTTACCTGGAACAAAAGCATTGATGAAAAAGATGATTAGAGAAAGTTCACCAACTCCTTTTGTTATTGATGGTAAAGTTGTTTACTATAATCCTATGAAGAAACTTATGGAAGGTGAAAAATATAAAACTGCCGATGGAGTTTCTGTTACACAGGAAATGGTAAAGAAGTATGAACAATATCTTAAGACAAGATACAAGCAGGAACAGATTGCAAAAGCAAACAATGTAGATTTGGATAAGGAAGAAGAGTAATGGAAGAAGTAAATATAGCAAGTAGAGTAAGATTGAATCTTTCTCTTACAGCAAAAGGTTTGGGACAGTGGGATATTACATCTGAGTTCCCAACCGTAGAAGAGAGTAGTAAAAATCTTTCTTTAGCTATTGATGAAATTAGAAAAGTGATGGCTGAGAAAGGAATTATAGAAGCAGGAAAGGAGACAAAATAATGAGTTTGAAAGCAAATTTAACACCAGAAGAGATTAGTGAAATTAAAATTAAGTTTGATGCTTATATGGAAATCAAAAACAGAAAGAAGGAACTTTCTGATGAGGAGAAAGCTATTAAACAGGATGTAGCAAATGTAATTGAGGGGAAGCTTAAAGATGCTTCTCTTCTTATGAAGTCAATGGCTCAACAGTATGAGAATGGAGAAAATGATGTGTTTGAGGTAGGTTCTGTAATGGAACTTATTCAGAGTAATGGACATTAATTATGGACAAAGAAGACAAAATGTATATCGGCCAAATTATAGATAATCAAAACATTCTTAATAAGAAAATGGATAATTTAATAAAGATTGTTTCTGATTTGGCCAATACAATAATGAAATATGATCAGCAATATCAGAACGAAATAGCTTTTCAAAGTTAAATAATGTATAGAGGAATAAAAATGAAAAGTTATGATGAATATATTATTGACGAAGAATGTGAAGCTATAGATGAGACTCTTGTTAATGAAGGTCTTTTTGATCTTCTTAAAAAGAAGGATGATGGAAGCTCAGCAAAAGCAACATCTCCTATTGCCAAAGAGTATAGAAGTATAAAAGAAAATCTTGCTGAACTTGGAAATAATCTTACAAAAGGCAATTACAAAGAAGCTGTAAGATTTATTACTTCTATTGTTTATGCTTCAAAAGATTTACAAGACAATCTTGAAAAGCTTATCAAAGGACAAGAAGCAGTAAAAAGAGCTCAAGCTGGTGAACAAGAAAAAGTAAAAATTGCTAAAAGCAATGAAAGAATGAACCAGCACACTGATGAAGACACAGAAGATTTTAAAGAGAATGGTTTGTTCTCTGTAAAAACTAAAAAAAGTCTTTTTAACTATTAAGGAGCATTTTATTTGCTCCTTTAAAGGAGCAAATAAAATGCCAAAAATAATAAAAGAACCAAAAAATATAGAAATACTTGTTAATATAAAATATGAATTAACAGACGAGTATTTAAAACAAAAGTTTGAATTTTTCTCTACCAATAAAAAGAACTTGAATTATCTGTTTGATGCCAGATTGCCTTTTAAAAACAAAATAGATAAATTAATTTCTGATAATCAGCTCAATAATTTTATTAAAAGAATTGATATGAAAGATGAAGTTGATATGTATTATGAAATTCAAGAAATTCCTCAGTCGCAGATAAAAAAGATACACGCTTATGTTCCTCCTTATTATGGATGTAAGTATTGTAAAAAAGCACAAGAGGAAGGTTTGTTCTTTTACTGTCCAGAGAAAAATAAACACTATCTTAAAACAAGTGGTGGAATAAAAAGATGCCCTGTTTTTAGAAGTAAAGATGAAATAATCACTTAAAGTCTATTGACAAAAAATTTAGAAAACTGTAAAATCAGTTTAAGGAAATAAATATGAAAATACCTTCAGCTTTAATACAGAATTTTTTTACATCTGAATTTGATGTTAAGAAAAATTCTACGGGAGAATTTATTATTCATTCTCCTTTTGTAAATGACAAAAAAGGAAAATTATATATAGATCCTATAACTGGTAAGTGGATAGATTTTAAAGCTTCTGGAAAAAGAAGTACTGATGTATATCAAGGTGGTTTTCTTACTTTTGTAAAAGAATATTTTGGTTTATCTTCTAATAAAGAAGCAATCTTATATCTTGTGGAGAATTATGATTTAAAAGCTCCACAAGAATTAATAAAAGAAGAGAAAGAAGATTTAGATAATAAAAAAGTTTTGGAAGAATTTATAAAAAAAGACAAACCAAAACTTTTCGGCAATTGTGAAAATTTAGGACTGTTTGGAAAAGCGGCATATAAATATGTTCAAGACAGAGATTTGGATGAGTATTATTATCCAACCCTTGGATATGTTTATAATCCAAGTTCTACTTATCATAAAAGAGTTATAATTCCTTTTTTTGAGGAAAAAAAATTGGTTTATTTTATTTCAAGAAGTATAGAAAAAGATGCTTTTTTGAGATATATAACTCCATCAAAACTTGATAGTAAGAATTATCTTTTTAACATAGATAATATAAATGAAGAAGTTGTTCTTTGTGAGGGAACTTTTGATAGTATGTCCTTAACAAGAGATCAAGCATCTACTTGTTTGCTATCGGCAGATATTTCAACTAAGCAGCTTGAAAAGCTTTTTGATAAAAAAGTAAAGAAAATTATCTACACCCCTGACAGCGATGAAACTGGAAGAACAAAGATGGATAAAAATATAAGTAAAATACTTACTTATTGTCCGTATACAGGATTAGATATTTATGTATATAATATTCCAAAGCCTTATAAAGATTTGAATGAATTAAAAATAGGAACTGGAAAAAATTATATATTATATAAAGAATGTGAAAAATATGGAGAAAATCTTTTCTCTAAAAAAATATTTTAGGAGTTAATATGGCAGAAGAAGAAAAGAAAAAGAAAGCTACAACAGCAAAAGGAAGAGTTCAAATTGAGCTTGATGAACTCAGAGAAAAAAATGAAAAACTTGGAAATCTTCTTGGTAAGATAAAAACAGAAAATTGGGAAGCTCATAAAAAATTGCTTGATTCACTGAGTAATGAGCAGAAGAAACTTTTGAAGAAACAGTTTAAAATTCAAAAAGAGTATATTCGTATTCTTGAAAAACGCCTAAAAATTTGGGTTGAAGACTAATTTTTATTTCCCCACGAAAGTGGGGTAGTTTTGTTATATAAGGAGTGAAAATGACATTAGAGGATTTTAATAAAGCAGCAGAAGTAAGAGAGAGTATCTCAAAAGCAGAGAAACAATTGCCTTTGCTTGATATGAAGGTTAATAGATTTGATGATTATATTAATTTTATGGATGGCAGGGTTAATCCAATTAAAGCACACGGAAAAGTTTATAAGAAAGTAGAAATAAAATTCAATATCAATGAAAGAGTAACAGATTATGATGTTAGGGATATGTTTGATATTGTTGAAGAGAACAAGAAAGAGTTTATTGAGTTCTTGAAGAAATGCCAGAATAATTATAAGAAGAAGATTGAGGAGCAGAAAAAACTTATAAATTCTTTAAATGAGGAGTTTTCTAATATTGGAAATAATACAAAAGAAGAGGCAGCTTAATATGGATGAGAAAGATAAAGAGATAGAAGCTTTAAAAGCGAGGATAGCAGAATTAGAGAAAAAATCTTCAATTTCAAAAAAAGAAATGGTTCATATTGCCAATTCTAAAGAATTGAAAGGAGAAAAAAGAGAAACTGTTCAGCTTGAAAAAACACCCGAAACAGAAGAATATAAAGCTTTAAAAGAAGCACAGGATAAATCCAAGAATATAAAAGTTAATGATGAAGCACCTGATATTCTTAGTAGATTTTGTAATACAAAAGGTGAAAGTTTTTTTGATTATTGATTATGATAGAAGATATAGAAAAAGAATTCTTCAATGATGTTGGTGAAGAAATAGCAAGAAGAACAAGTAGAAGAAAAGCTATAAATAGCAAAAAAAAAGGTAATCGTGGGGAACGCGAGGCTAAGGATATCCTTAACGAGCGTTTCAAAGGATTAGCTGTTTTTTCAAGAACTCCTATGTCAGGAGCTTATGTAGGTGGTGCTAACAGAGAAAAAAAAGATTATTTAACAGAAGCACAGAAAGAAATGATGACATCTGATATTTTCTGTAATAATTCTGATTTTAAGTTTAGCATAGAGCATAAGAATTATGCAAAAGAAAAAGCAACTATCTGGGAGTTTTTTAATGATAAGTCAGATTTACATTCTTGGATGGAACAGAATGATGGCGATGCAGCATCTATAAATAAAGAGCCAATGCTTATTGTTAAATATGACAATCATAAAAGAATAGTATTTATTCCTTTTACATATCTTAACTCATATTATGTTCATCACGCAAAAGTTCCAAAGCTTCTTCCTGTTTTTATGCATAGGTATAAATGCTGTTTTTGGTTAGATGATTTGCTTACTTTACCCGATGATTTTTTCTTTGGAGATAAAAAATGAACTTTTTTGCTAATTAAATTTGTTTGACATTTTTTAAAAAAAATGATAAAATAAGGACGTTATGACAAGCGATGAATTGAAATTTAACTCAGCTACTTTGGAGAGATTGATACTTGCCAATTTGATAAGAGATAAATCTTTTTATTTAAAAGTAGGAAAATATTTAAGAACAGATAATTATAAAGACAAAAATCATTTTAATGACCATAAGCTTCAGTGGATACTTAATACTTGTGCTATTTATTATGATAAGTATGAGAAGCTTCCTTCGTTAGAAACAATGAATATTCTTGTAGAAGGCAGTCAGAAACTTAAAGACGATCCTCTTCTGGCAAAAGCTACAAAAGCAGCAGTAGATGAAATATTTAAGAAGGATTTATCTCAGATAGAACTTTCTTATATAAGAGATGAAACTGTTAAATTTGTAAAAACAAAAAGAGCAGTTGAAGCTACTTATCTTAATGAAATAGATATTGCCAATGGTAAATTTGATAATCTTAATGATCGAATGCAGAAAGCCGTAAATATTAATCTTGATAAAGATTTTGGCGTATCTCTTGCTAATGTAGATGAAACACTTTCTTTATTAAAAGAAATAGATGAGGATTCAGGTCTTACATTTGGAACTCCTGCTCTTGATAGAGTTTTAGGTTCTCCTCGTGCTGGTGAGCTTACAGTATTTTGTGGAACCCCTGGCATTGGTAAGACTATTTGGTTAGGCCAGGTAGCAACTGAGAATATGCGTCTTGGAAAAAAAGGTGTATTCTTCTCACTTGAAGTAGATAAGAAAAGGTTGGCAAGACGATTGTATTCTTCTCTTCTTCTTAAATCAGGCTGTGATGTTCTTAATATGACAAAAGAGCAGATAGATGCCGTATTTGCTTCTTTTAACGGTGGCGATATCAGGATAAAAAATTATCCAGCTCATACAGCTTGCTGTAATGATTTTGCTAATTATCTTATGGATCTTTATACAATTGAAGGATTCAAGCCTGATTTCATTGTTATTGACTATATCCTTATTACTGCTGCTAATAATATAAAAAGAGGTGAAGATAATTCATATACTTATAATAAGATTGTAGCTGAGGAAATGAGAAATTTGGCTATGCAATTTGAATGCCCTGTTTTCTCGGCAGCACAGATAAATAGAGCTGGAATGGGCGATAAAGGAGGGACAAAAGGGTTAGTAACATCAAAGGACCTTTCTGAATCACGCGCAATACTCGATACAGCTGACGTACTGGCTATCATCTCGCAAACCGATGTTGAAAAGAAATTGGGTGAAAATGATGGTATAGCTGAACAACGTCTCTATATAGATAAATCAAGGAATGGAAGAGCAGGAGATATTTTACCAGTTACAATTGATTATAACACAATGAGTATTAAAGATGGTAAGAAGGTAAGAAAATGAACTATGAAAAAAATTATTATGATTATATAAATTATGTTAAATCTCTTGGAAAAAGAGAACTTGATTATTCTGAAGTTCACCATATACTTCCAAGATGCTTAGGAGGTAGTGATGAACCTGATAACTTAGTTACTCTTACAGCAAGAGAACATTTTCTTGCTCACTATCTTCTCACAAAGATATATCCAGAAAATTTTAAGCTCATAGACGCTTTTAGAATGATGGGTGTTATCAATAAAGATGAACAAAAAAGATATATAAACTCAAGATTATATGAAAGCAAGAAAAAACTTTTTGCCTTAGCAAGAGGAATGAAAGTAAGATGTGTTGAGACAGGAGAAGAATTCAATTCAATTACTGAAGCCGAAAGAAAATATGGTTGGGGAATTGGAGAAGTAGTTAGAGGACGGCAATTAACTGCTGGTGGATATCATTGGGAAAGAGTAGATGGCAAGACAATTAAAAAACAACCATTCCAAAGAAAGAAAGTAATTTGTGCTAATACAGGTGAAATATTTGATAATACAGATGAAGCAGCCGAGAGATTAAATCTTGTTCCAATGTCTGTTAGAATGGTTTGTAATGAAAGTAAAAAAGGACATTTGCTTTGTGGCTATTCTTTATATTATTATGAGGGAGAAGATAAAGAATATCCTGTTATTGAGCCGAAACTTTCAGAAGAAGAAAAAGCAATATATGTTCCAAGAAAAATAAAATGTGTTGAGACTGGTGAAGAATTTGATACTGCCAAAGCAGCAAAAGAAAAAATGTATCCTAAATTGGTTGATGCTTCTAGATATATAAGAAAATGTTGTAAAGGTGAACTAAAAGATTATAAAGGTTTTCATTGGGAGTTTGCTGATGGTTTAGATATAAAATATGAAAAAGTTGCTCTTTTAGACAGAAGAAAGAAAATAATATGCGCTAATACGAAACAGATTTTTAACGATGCAGAAGAAGCAGCCAAAGAATTTGGTATAAGAAAAGAACTTGTATATATTTCTTGTCAGGAAAAAAGAGCAACTAAAGGTTTAACATTTTATTATTACGAAGGAGAAAAAGAGTATTCAGTAAAAGAAAAAGCTTCAAAAAAATGTGGCAAAAAAATAAGATGTATTGAAACTGGTAAAGTTTTTAATTCTATTCTAGAAGCTGTTAACGGTGAGACAGGAAAACAAGTTGCTTTATGTAATTGTCTTAGAGGCAAAAGAAAAACATATAGAGGTTTTCACTGGGAATATATAGATGAGGAGGCAGCTTAATGTGCCCTATAAAATATAATGCTGATTGGAGTAATAATACTCCAAAAAATAAAGAAGAAGAGTTGAATAAGTATGGGGAAGTTTTTATTTATAAAGATAAAATAATTCCTCATAATTTAATCAATAAAAAAGTAAGAAAATGGTTTGAAGATTATGGAGATAATGAAGAATATTGAAAAAATTTATGAAATAAATAAAGTTGCTTTTTTAAGTAATACTGGATATTATAAAGAAGAAAAAGCTAAAGATTTATTAGATTTTGATGAGTTTTTAAATTGGCTTAATAGTGATGAAATTGCTTCTGATTTTAATTCTTATAGTGTAAAAAAACACAAAGGATATAAAAGCAGAAGAGATGAAATAACACTTGTAGAAAATCTAAAAATTATAAAACTTAGGTTTTATAGATTAAAGTATATTGAAATAGAATAAAAAACTTGACAAAATAAAATATTTGTATTAAAATATTAATACAGGAGTAAAACGAATGGCCAGACCAACAAATGCAAGCAAGTCACAGGGACTTTATTTAAAAGAGCAGTTTCAACAAATTGGAAACTGTTTGAATCAATTGGAAGAAGTATGTAGAAATCCTAATACTGTTGCCAAAGAAGATTTTTTGGGAACCATTGGCTTACTGGTAGGTAAGACAATGGTTCGTTTCGATAACTTAGCTTCTGAGCTTCATATATTTGATGATGAATAGTGTTCTAAAAATCATACCATTTAATATTAAATGGTATGAAGATTAAGTTAAAAATATGAAAAAAAAGACAAATAATTTTTTATCAAAATTTAAAATAATATTTAATAGGGACAAAGAAAGACTTAATAGTTCAGTAATATTAATAAAAGGAAGTTTGATAACTTGTATTATACTTTCAATTGCTTCTGGTTTTATAGATATTGCTTTTTTTAGTGGCTTATCCAAGAGTTTGCTTCATATAGGAACTATTCCTATGTTTGCCGCTGTATTATATACAGTTATATCAATTGGCTTTATATCAGCTAAGTTCTGGTGTGCTATGAAAATTGGTATGATTAAGGAATTAAAATCAAGGCTTGAAGCAAGAGCTTTTAATTGGTCTAATAGATTAAGCAAAGCGCTTATTCCTTGGCATATAGCACACAAGTTTCTTATAGTAATTTCTATAATAACAGCACTGTCTCTTTCTGTTAATTCAATAGGTGCTGGTATTAGAACAATGCAACAGAATATAGAGTATATGAGTAATGATGTTGTTCAGTTAATTGAACTTAATAAGTCTGTAAATTCTGGAGTTAAGGATAAAAGAACAGCGGCTAAATCAAATATTACTGGTGTAATTTCGGCAAGAAATGATGCAAAGGAAGAAGTAGAGAGATATTATAGTCTTTTAGTTAAATATCAGACGGAATATTTAAATCTTTCAGATGAAGATAAAGATGGAGAAATTGGACAGAAGATAATACAGAGAATTGTAAAAGAAATACCTGGTGCTACTGCAAGAAATGCAATATACTTTAACAAAGCAGATTTGCAGAAATCTATCCAGAAAACTGCTACTTCAAATGAAGTTGATAACAGTGCTGATATATATCAGGAAGCAGTAGATTATGATAAAGCACAGATAGAAGACACAATTAGAGCAATAGCAGATAAAGATTATAAAACACCAGATGGTAAAGTCATTAATTTTCTTACAGAAAGTGGTGATATTATAAATGTTCAGCTTGCTATTTCAAGATTACAAAATGGAATAGCTCAATGGCAAAATGATACTGGTGATGTTGGAGAATCTTCAAAGATATTTACTTTGCTCGCTACTTATTTAAGGGCAGATACTTCGGCAGGTGGTATCGGTATTGCTGAATGGATGTTAATGATATTCATAGCAATAGCAGGTATAGTTCAGGAATTCTTGATTGCAATATTTACACCAAAAGCAGCTATTGATAGAAAGTTGCTTTCGCAAGTTTCTCAGTATTTATTGTGGAAGAATAAAGAAGAAAAAGAAAGATTTTTAATTTCTGTTTATACCGATTATGTTGGAGATGGAATTATTAATCAGGAAGAATTTGAAGCTAAATGTAAAAAGTGTGTTTCTTTGATGGAAGAAACAGAAGATGATATAGTTTATAAATATTCTTCAAAAAAGAAAAAAATAGTTACTGAAAAAACAGTCAAAGAAGGTTATTCTAAAAAAGTAGATGAAGCTATTAGTGAAATAGATAGTTTGCTTGGAGTTAAATAAAGGAGAGATAAATGACAGAGCCAGAAGTTTTGGAAAAACTTGCCTCTTACAAAGAGCTTATTTTAAAATTAAAAAATGAAAAAGATGAGCTTGCTGAGATTAATTCTTCTATTGAAAAAGAATATAACGATTTAAAAGATAAAACTTATCATACAATTAAGCACCTTGTTGAGAATGTAATAGAAAAACAAGAAGCTGAATTAAAAAAGAAAGATGATGAGATATTTTCTTTGGTTAATGAAAATACTGCTCTGAAACAAAATGATGAAACTGATAAATTAAAGAAAAAAATAAAAGAATTATCAAAAGCAAATATTAATTGGGAAGAACAATGTAATAAACAAGCAGAAAAAATTTCTAATCTAACTCTTGCCAACAAACAACTTGAAAATAAGATTAATTCTACTTCAAGAATAGAAGAAGCTATTGATGAATTGGACAATGTTGTTAATGAGGTTAAGATTGAAGAATCTCATAAGATGATTGTTAAGCCTGCCGAGAAAGAATTAGAAGAATTGATAAAAAATTTTTAATTGACAAATTTTCTTTTTTAAGTTATAATTAAACAAAAAGGAAGTAAAAGATGCGAAGAGTTTTTAATAAAACTAAAATAGATGAATTTTTTAGATATTTGGAAAATATATCACTTTTTAAAGATTTTTATAAAGAAGATGTAATTACTAAAAATATTTGGAAAAAACTTATAAAATTAATAGATTCAATAGAATCGGCAAAAGCTGTTTTTCTCTCTATAAATGATAGAGAAAAACAAGAAGAAATGATTAAACGGTTTTTTCCTACAAAATATGAAAGTCTTAAAAATGATTTTATAGAAAATAACTTGTCTTTTAAGACAGCACATTTCTTTTATCATCCAGTTGATGGCAAAATTCACTGGGGAGTTATTCAATATAATTCAAATGGTATGCCTGTTAATGAAAGAGAATTTAAGTTAAAAACAGATTTGTTTCTTGATAGAACTGTTGAGGAAAGAAAATTTTTAAAAGAAGTTGTAAGAAAAAAACTTGAAAAACTTTATGGTTATAGTTATATAGAATTTGGTGCTGGTAAGTGGGGAATAACTGATGGTAATAAAGACAAGGATGGAAATTTAAAGCTTCTTGTTTTTGGACAAGGTTTAAGCATTCTAAATATACTTAAAAATAATTCTTTTTGTGATAATGAATT